GTGTCAGACCACCATGTGCTGAATACGTTCGCCTGGTCAATGCTGAATCGCTTCGCCCGGAGGAATCCGAGCAGTGTGACCAGCGCATTGTTTCGTCCGCCGAATGGTCCACCTGATGCTGGATGCGGTTGGAACAGTCTGTCCCAGTGATGCTCACCGTGAGCTACGACGCGAGCGTGCGTCGACATGTCTCCGGCCACCATGAGCCGGAGATCGTCTAGTGAAAGTTCTTCCATCTAATCCTCTATTCCGAAAAGTCCTGCGTGTCCAGCGCAGTCATCAACAATACACTGACATCTCGAGCATGGTCAACCATCCCCATGACTCGCATCTGTTCGACACCGATGACAGCGTGGTTGAAGCAATAGAGCAGGTAGTCGCCGTGCTTGTATCGACCTAGATTCCAGTTGCCTCGCTCGCGCTTTGGAAGGTCTCCCGCTTTGGCAGCGATAAGCAGACGCGACCACTCATCACCCCATGGATGAGCGGTTTGTGTCTCCTTGACGATTCTGGAGGCTTCAGTGGGGAACTTCGCGAGTTCGACGAGTTTCGGGAGTTCGCGATTCTTCCAGTTTAGAGTTCCAGGAACTCGTAGGATTCTTGACGGGTTCTTGCACTTGATGTCTGCGGCACTCGAGAGTGAGAGCATCCATCGTTCAAGCAGCTGCACGAACTCGCGTTGTTCTGTTGGCTTAGTCCCAATACCAGCCACTTTGAGTCTTCGGTAGCAGTGGAGTCCCTTGCCTGATCTGACAGCGACTGTGACTTTATCAAGCGTTGCAGTCTGGTCCAAACCAGTAAGGTCATCGATGTCGCACCAAAGTACACCAGCAGTATGGACGTCATTGTCTCTTCCTCCTTTGCGCCAGCGTGGCAACACACCGACGTACACGTCATTTCCTTCGTCGCTCCATTGGACGCACGCCTCGCCGATTCCAGTCCAGTCATCTTCCGTCCTTGGAAGTTGCCAGAAGCGCATCTGCACCTTGCCTTGATTCATCGTCCGAATCTCGACAAAGCCGTCGACGTATGGCTCGAACAGCCATGACAGAAATGTCACGGCCTGCGATACACGATTCATTTTTACCCCTTACAATCCCTGCATGTCCAAGCAGGTTCCGACACATTACCGTAAACAACCGATTCAGCCCATCGAGATAATCGACGCCTACGGCCTCGACTTCAAGCGTGGCAATGCTCTCAAATACCTTCTCCGCGCAGGTTCTAAACATGGCGAGGAGAAGACAGACGACCTACAGAAGGCCATCTGGTATCTCGTCTGTGAACTTCACGGCATCGAGCTCGCAGACGAAATCAATGAGCATATCTCAACTCATCCCGCTTTGGATGCCTAGATACTGGCATGTGGCTTCGACTGCTTCCTCCCACGAGTAAGCGACGAACCAGAGGTAAGCATCACCGACAGACTCACGGAAGGAAACTTGTCCTGGCGTGAGTTTGTTTTTGCCTGCCTTCATCTCGATCCACATTCCACAGTGCTGTCCCATCTGGACCGGAATAAAGATGTCCCAGACGCCAGCCTTGAGGCCTTCAGACTTCAAACGACCGGCAGTAGCCTTGCTTCGGTATCCACCGTTTGGAATGGCGTGGATAGTGTCAAGGCGTGGATGTCGTCCACCCATCACTCGGCACCAGTTGAAAAACGCAATCTGATGTTCTGATTCTGTCAAAGTTCTATTCCTTCCAAAGTCTCGAAAAGCACCTCCGCTTCAGGCAGTCCACGAAGTTTCTCGAGCGCTCGCGACTGTATCTGCCTGATTCGCTCGCGTGAATATCCGACCAGGAGACCAACGTCCTCGAGCGAGCGTCCATCGATGAGACCATCGAATCCGAAGCGTAGCCGGATGCACGCCATCTCGCGGTCCGTCAGATGTTCCATCAGTTTGTACAGCTGCGCGTAGAGTGCTTCGCGGTCGAGAGCATCACCAGGCTGAGGAGTATCGGTGGCCACGTATTCGCTGAAACTCTGACCGTATGCGTTCGGTTCATCGAGCGACTTGATGTCCACACGCTCCATCGAGGTGATGTCAGACAGATACTGGACGTCGAGAGTTTTGAGCTGATGGCGGAGATACTTCGGAAACTCATCGATGCGCGACTGTATCCACTCGAGCAGTTCCGGCATCGATGGCGATTCACCGTGTTTGAGGACGTATGCCTGGCGCGAGATGCGGATGTGCGTGATCTTGGCAATGACGTGTGATGGTAGTCGAATCTCGCGACCACGATTCTCGACTCCTCGACCGATGGCCTGTCGAATCCAGTTCGTGGCATACGTGCTGAATCTGTAGCCCTTGTTCGGGTCGTACCGCTGAATGGCGTGATGTAGTCCGAGCATCCCGTCAGTCATCATGTCTTCGTGAGTGCATCCACGGCCCTTGAAGCGTTTCGCGATGATGGAGATCAGGCGCTGGTTGTACGTCATCAGTTCTTCTGTCGCACGCTTGATGTCTCGCTCGGTCCCTGCCTGCACCATGCGACCTAAGAAAAACTCCTCCTGTGGAAGGAGGAGTTCTTGACCACTGGCGAGTCTACTGGAGCGGTATTGGCTCCATGTGTCGATGCGCTTAGTCACGAGCGGCCATCGCCTGATGTGCTTTGTGGTCTGCGCTGTTTGGTGTGTTCCAGCTGTGAGCCATCGCACACGCCATCCACGTAAACATCACGACCAGGACGAATCCTCCGAGTGTCTGGATGCGTCGCTGTGTCTTCTTCCGGCGCTCACGCTTGAGCTCACGCTGGGAGCAGATTGTGCAGATGCGATGACCACGGCCATAAGGCACAGCGTTCGGGCGGTTGCATTCGATGCAGGTTACTTTGATGTCCATTTGAGTTTTCCTATTCCTTATTGTTGTTATTCGGGGAGTGTTTGTCCCATGCGTTTACACAGGATCCATTGAGCGACCTCATATTCGGTTCGACCGATAGCATCAGCGATGCGCTTGATGGTCGACTGCCTGACAGCATGTCCACCGGAGAGCATCCGACAGACGGCTGATTTGTGGATGCCGAGCTTCTCAGCGATTTCCACTTGTGTATGTCCGTAAATCATGACCTCAATATTCCACACGTTGACACATTATGTCAACCCGTGCTAGGATGTTTGTGTAGTTGGACGCTACATCGGAAGGATTAGGACAATGAACCAGGAACGGATTGACCTGAAGTGGAAGTGCGGACACACCGCCTTCATCATGGTCGGATTCTCACAGGCTGACCTGCGCTACAAAATGGCCATGATGGCCTCGACGCTCGAGATCTGTGCTAGTTGCGAGAACAAACTTGCAATCGAACGCGCATGGAAGGTCACGCAGATGATTCTCCAGCCGACACCAGTCGCGCTGAGTGGGTCCGAGAAACAGATTGAGTGGGCACGCTCGATTCGCACCACGAAGTATGAAGCACTCGCACATGTGCTTGACTGTCTACGCCATGCACACGAAACACGCCAGGACGAATGGCCAGCAATTGCACAAGCAATTACACACGTGGTCAATGACGTGTCTATTTGGCGGTCTTATACGCAGTCGGGCGCCATCATCGACAGGCGGAACATCAACTGGACGACAGCGTTTAGGAATGCCTTGAGTCGGGCAGGATTACATTTGGGAGGATTAGGATAATGACAATGTCGGAGACAATCGGTGCAATCGCGCCGGCGCTTGTGAAGGCACAGGCGGAAATCAAACCAATCGTGAAGGATTCGACGAATCCAGCGTTTCGCTCGAAGTACACTTCACTCGATGCCATCATGGAGGTCGTTCGACCAGTGATGGCGAAACATGGTCTGTTCGTCGTGCAGTCGGTGCTGGACACCATCGATGGCGAGCATTCGACCAGCATCACCGTCGAGAGCCGCGTGATTCACAGCTCAGGTGAATGGATTGCTGGTGTCGTGCAGGTTCCTGTAATGCAACAGACATCGCACGGATTCGGGTCAGCACTCTCGTATGGTCGACGTTACAGCCTCAGTGCGCTCCTCTCGCTGGCATCTGACGAGGATGACGATGGCAATGGAGCGATAGGCCAACAGCCACAGGCACGGCCACAAATCAAGCCAGGACCGCCACAGACCACGACGTTGAAGAAACTCGCACCACAGGCGAAACCTATACCTGGTTATCACAACGGTTCACACTTCGTTATCGGTGAAGAGGACCCGAACGCATGACATCTGAATGCTTCTACTGCGGAGTGATGTATTGTCACTCCGCGAAGAATCATGGCGATCACATGCCAATACCTGAACGCAACGGAGGCACGGACATGGTTCCGTGCTGTTCCGCTTGTCACGACATGAAAGACAGGATTCCACTAACCGAATGGCATTCTGTCGCATGGAAAGAAATCAATGCTTCGTGGCCATCATATGGACGATACACGAGGTTATTCCTGGCGAAGGCATTGTCGTTGATGACTGATTACAGTGCGAAATGTGAAGCCGAACGACAGAAGGAGAAGCGGAAGAAGTGACACTCACTGATTTTCAAACCATGGTGGCTGCGTTGCCGACGTACGCTTCGGAGCCACCACGCATGGTGATTCACCGAAAGTATTACAACATGATGGTCCACGCAGCTTACAAAGCATCAAAGGCTGTACGCAAAGCGAAGGCACGGAAGAAACGCATCAATGCCCGGTGCGGGAGGTCGTAGGATGACAGACAATGAAGAATTTGAAATCGTTGATGGTATTACCGCACTTCAACGAATAAAAGAAGACCCTGAATACTGGATAAGACCTGTGTCATGGAACAAAGAATCCTACGTGGTTTTGCTAAATGACAATAAGCCGTTTTGTGCAAGAAACACTTGGTTTGATGGTCAACAAGCAGTAGAAGACATTATTCATTTACTTCTGAATGAACAATGGATTCTAGAACCAATCCTAGAAGATGGACCACCAGATGAATTTTGAACTGGCCTTTGAAGCCATGCGCCATGG